AACTGATATCCGATGCGCCCGCTACATTGGTTTTGTAGGTAGTGATCAAGCGCTCGACGAGCATCACGCCATCGGTGCTCACCTTCGTGGTCGCGATGCCGTCGAACAACAGCAGGTTGCGCTCCTGGTTGGTCAGTCGATTGGCGGCTGCCGGTGGCAGGCACCACACGTAAGGCAGGTTCTGAATCGGGCGAGCTGGATCAATGGCCGCGTAGTACGCAGCGATCGCCATCGTTTCAGCAGCCTTTTCATAAGCCGGCATCGGCTCGTCGTTGGCCATCGCGATGACCAGGTGCTCATTGTTGTGGGTTCGCCCCAGAGCACTGAGCGTACCCTGCGTACCGCGCGCGGCCGTAAAGGCATGCGCTTCAATCTCACGACCCCAGGCAAAGCGACTATCCAGCTCTACCTTGAGCTCGGCCAACGTTGCGGCATCGGAATACGCGACGCCCCAGGCGTGGAACCACTCATCACCGATAGCAGCCAGTGCCGTGGCCAGCGAAGGGTTGCTGGTGCCACCGGCGAGGCCGGTGATGACAAGCGTCACACCCGCAGGGAGAGCCTGGCCAGCGTAGTAATTCACGCGTGCGTTGATGCTGTTGCCAGCTTCGCCTTTATGACGACTGGTGAGCGTGACCGTACCGGTAGCGGCCGCAGCGGTAACCGGCATGTCAGTGGCAGCCGTGATTGCCGCAGCGACGGCAGTGGCAATGATCGCGGCAGTGTTGCCGCTGATAACGCCAACGGATACACGCCGGCCAGCGATCATCAGCTCGATGGCGCCCGACGCTGTGGCGGTGCCGGTGAATACCAGGGTACCGGTCGCTGCCACGCCGGCGGCATTATCAACCAATGGCATGACTTGCAGCTCGGTGTAGCTATCAACGGCCAAAGCCGCACGGACCATGCCGGCCAGCATCGAACCAGCACCGAACTGGGTGTCGGCTTGCGCAGCGCTGGTGATACGGATCAACGCGCCCGCAGGCGCAAGGCCGGCGACGAGTTTCTGCCCGATTAGCAGACGACGATAAGTCACGGCCTGAGGGCCACTCACCGCCTGGCTGTTATCAATCTCGCTGTACACGCCTGGCTTGCGCAGGGCGCCGGGGCCCGGGATTGTGTTAAATCCGATGCTCATTGTTTGTCACCCTTGGGTTTCAGGTCCTGCACGGCAGGCTCGACGATTTCAATGTCACCGGCCGCTGCCTTGCGGACCCAGTAACTGTTCATTTCAACCAGCTTGCCTTCCACCGGCAGGGCTTCATAAGTCACCGGGTCGCGCACCAGGCAGCCGACGGCGGGTTTAACGTGCTGTTGCGTTGTCATGGGTTCAGGTCCTCGATGATCGTTTTGGCACGATCCGCCGGATTGGGTTGTGCGTTGTTCAGGCTGTACTCGGTCGTGACCGTGTTCAGGTCAGGAAGGCTCTGGTTGAAAAGGTCGTCAGGGTGACGATCGAAGTACTCGGCTTCGAAGATCACGCGGCAGGCGCCGGTGAGTTGCTCCGACTGATCGAGCAGGACCATGCGCGAGCGAACGTATTGCAGATCGTTTGCCGTGCCGCCGAGGGTGTCGTCCATAAGCAGGAGACGTTCGACCTGCCGAGCCAACGTATCGAGGGTGTCGTCCAGTGCCGCATTGCCTTCGGCGTGGATCTCCACCACCAACTCGACTCTGCGGAGGTACTCGCGCGGGGCCTGGTTAAAGATCTCGCCCGCCTCATCCATCGTGTAAACGATGATTGCAGGGAGCTCGCTCTGCCATTCGTTGGAAATTAACGGCGCCACGCGGCTGGCATAAACGCTAGCCCCGGCGTTGGTGGCGCCCAGCAAGACCGCAACGGCCTGCTTGCGGATCAGTTCTCGTGGGTGGGCCATGTTTAAGCCTTACGGAGGAAGAGCGTCACGCCTGCAACACCATCGGCTTGCACGTCGTTGATGGTGTACACAACGCCCCGGGCCTGGACGCGGTCCCGACTCGTTGGCTTGTTGGGCAAGTCGATCAGGCGAACGCCGAGGATCGGGTTGTTGCTCGATACCGGCGCACCCGTCTCCGGATCAGCGGAGACATGAGCGGTATCAAACACGGCTTGGGCCAGTGGCACGCCGGGCGCGACTCCATCAGTCAGCCAATACACAGCGCCCTCAGGATCGAGGGACGCTGATGGTTCGCTGAAGGTGCGGATCGAAACGCCAAGCATGCGCTGGGCCATTGAGGCCCAGCCCATTACACCGGTGCCGGAGCGGAGACACCGTTGAGTCGGCAGGCACCGGTCGCACTCGGGTTAGCCGCGATCTCGGTGGCCATGCCGACCAGTACCAGGCCGGTGGCAGAGACGTTGGTCAGCACTCGGGTGCTGGTGTTCATGAACAGCAGGTCGCCAACCGCCCATGCTTGGGCGCTGGTCTTGTTCAGGCCAAACACGCCGTCGAGCTTGAGCACCACAGGCGCGCCGGCAACTTCGGTCGTGGCCGCCACACCGATAATCGCGCCGACTTTGTAAAGCTCGCCCGAGGTGGTGCCGCCGGCCGGTGCAGGAACGGTGATGCAGTCACCGTGCTGGATGAAAGTCTTCATAAGGTCCCCTTCAGAGACTGAAACTGGATAACAAAAAGGGCGCCACGCGGCGCCCTTTGGGGTTCAGGTTGAACTGGAGAGTTATGCGCCCGGGTTCTTGTACGCGCCGCGGTAATCGATCCAGCCAGCACCGAACACGAGACGGGCCTTGATCTCCATACCGTCGACTTCGAAACCTTCGCGGGTTTCGGTGAAAACGCCCTGCTCGCCTTCGAGGTATGCGTATTCAAAGGTGTCGACGGCTCCCGGTGCGGCATACAGGTACCACTGGTTACCAGTGATGCGAGCATCCACGATCACGGTCAGCGAGGCGTTGCGCACATCGTTGATGTCGGCGCTCTTCGCTGGCACGTAATTGGAACTGGTGAACTGGAACGCCTCGAGCTCTTTGTCAGGGCCGACAACCAGGTATTCCGGCGCCAAGTTGAGGAACTCCCCCGCCTTGCTTTTCTGTTTGCGCATCGCAGCGCGAGCCGCCGCCAGGGTGGTGGTGTTGATAGCACCGCCGCTCCCTGCAACGTTGCCATGGGCCGCGTCGAAGAATGGGGTACCGTCAGTGAAGTTGGGGTTTCCGAGCAGAAGCGCCCAGACCACGTTGGACTCAGTCGCAGCAGCGGCGTTACCCAGCGCTGCCGGGATGCGAGTGAGCGCTCCCAGGTCATCGTTAACGATGGTTTCCCAGGTGATGGCGATGATCTTACCGAACTTGGCAACCTTGATCGGGGCCCCGTCTTCCGACAGCGTGCCGTACTTGTACTCACCGTGCTCCTTGACCTGCTCCAGCGCAGCAATATCACCCAGCGCGGCGCGAGTCACGGCACGGAAGTCCGGCACAGTGGTCTGACGGCCCAGTGGACGCCAGGTCTGCGGCGCGTTGGTGTAGGCATCGCGCAGGGTGCGATTGACGGTGCTGCCCAGCAGCAGCGGGAAATCGCTGGTCGTGTGCATGCCGGCAGCCCGAACGGCTTGACGATCACAGCCCAAGGCCGCACGGGCCAGTTCCTGCGGCGTCATGCCTCGTGCATTACCGCCGGACATCTCGACGAACTCCCGAGCCATGTCCACCAGGCGCATGCCACGGAACTCACGGCCGGCATCTTCGAGCTTGATTTTAGCGTCGCAGCGGTGCAACAAAGCGTTCTGCATGGCTTCGCGTTTCGCCGTCAGAACGGTCTGGTCTTGTCCGCCAGTCACCACAGTTTGCTGGCTGTTGCGGGTGGTCGGCTGATCCTTTGCCTGGCGCTCAGCGAGCTTGTCGATCAGCGCAGAACTGGCATCGGCAACCGACACGCCGCGCTCGATCAAGTCATCGACAAAGGCTTCGTCATTGAGACTCACCTTGCGAGCCATGGTGCGGATGCTCAAACTGCGTTTACGCTCAGCCTCAGCAGATTCACGGCGCAGGGTTTCGTCGGCCGCGCGTTTCGCTTCTTCCGCCGGGCGCTTCTCTTCTTCGGTCATTGCATCTTCCTCTTGGGTCGTAGGCACGGCGGCCGTTGTTCCGGTTGGCTGGTTTGCCTCCCGAACTTCAAAAATGGTGTTGAAGCGCTGCCCTTTGTATTCGTCGGCAGTCTTAGCGCTGCGGAACTTGCCGCCGTCGTCGAAGCCGATCGGAACCAGTGAAAGCTCCATGGGCTCCCAATCGACGGCGCGATAGGTCGGCAGCTTGTCGTCGGCGCTTTCGGTCACCTCGTATCGGTGCACCGCGTAGCCGACGCTGATGTTGCGAAGGATCCCGTCCTGGACATCGCTGAATATTTTCTCGACGTCATCGCGCTTACTGAATCGGACCAGGGCACGGCCCTCTGCCCCATCGATCCAAGCCTTCTCGACGACGCCAATCACGTCGTCGAGCTCGTAGGAGTTATGAGCGTTCAGGAATGGGGCGCCGTTGTTGAGGCGATCCAGCCGGACCGCATCCTCGCTGACCTCCAGTTCTTCCATGTAACTGCCGACATCCCAGGACCAACGACGCCCCTTTGCGCCAGTGGTCCAGGTCAGCTCGACAGTCCGCGCGTCAACGTCTACCGATCCCGCACGCACGGCGGCGCGCAGGCTGAGCATTGGTGTTTCATGCGTCTTGTTCGTCGTCGCCTGATTCGGAATTGGCATCTTCTGGTTTCTCTTGTGTGGCTGGTGGCTGGCTCGGAGAACCGGCGGCCGCAACTCGGCGCGGGTCGCAATCCAGCACCAACCCGTACTCGTCGATCATTTCGTTTGCTTTCTGGATTTGCTCGGCGTGACGTTTTGGGTCCGTGATGCCGAGCTCGCGCAAAGCGTCGGGCCAAGTGGTCAAACCGTTGCGCACGCGCGTGATGACGTTTTCCGTTTCTGCTTTTGGGTCGACCATGTCGCGGCGCGGCGGTACCCAATAGGCCTTGACGTCGTCAGTCACACCGCCAGGCAGAAGTACTTGAGCTTCCATGAACCAGCGCCAAACCTGATCGCACAGTTGAGGAATCAACATCCGCCATTGCCACACGTCCACCCGCCGAGCGAAGTTCAGCCACCCCATGCGCCCGCTTGAAAAGTTGACACCCTTGAGGTCGCCCGTGAGCAATTCATATGGAACGCCCAGGCCGACAGCCATTGCGTGTAGCTGTTGCCAGGAATAGGTCGTGTAGCCGTTAAATGTCGGCGGCGTGCCGAAGCTGACGCTTTCGCCAAACCCGAGTTCCTGAACGATTCCAGGCTCCACTCGATCAATAAGCGCTGGCTTTTTACCGCCCGGCGCTCCTGAGTTTTCATCCTTGGTGACAAATGCCGCGAAGCAAGAGGCAATCTTCGCCTGCTCCATTACCGCATCTTCCATTTCATCGAAGTTGCGCATGCGCTGGATGACCGGCGCCAGCCAGCTGTAACCGCGCGCCTGGCCTGGCCGTTTGCGCAGGAAGACGTGGATCACATCCTCGGCCGGAACCCTGCGCGATTGCAGAGAACCCCAGACGGCGTTGGCGCCCGGGTGCTCATCGAACAACCAATACGCGACCCGACGGCCAAGAGCATCAAACTCAACGCCCTGAATGATTCGGTTGAGCCCGACGATGTCCGCCTTCGACTCGTCGAGGAAGTCGGCCTCCAAAACCTGAAGCTGTACAGGGACCGGCAAACCGTCAGAGCTGAAACGACGGCGACGGCGGACCAAGCACTCGCCACTCTCTGCAACGGCCTCCATGATCATGTGCTGTAGGCCGTAGAAGTTATCCAAACCGTCGGCATCGCAATCGGTTGTCTCAGCCCAGGCCTTCCACAGATCCATCAGTCGCAAGCCATCACGATCACGCTTTGCCAGTGGCAGCGGAACGATGCCGGCACCGACAGCGTTGTCGGCAATCCCCGTGATGCCCCGCTCACCGAACGGATTGTTACGGCGTTGATCGCGGGCCCGGTTGCGAAGCTTGGCCAGTGCCGGCGCGTTCTCAACGTTGGCGTCAGCACCAGTCGCACGCCAGCCATCATTCCGGCGACCACCAGCGGCGCCATCAAAACGGCGCTTGATCATGTCCAGCGCCAACTCCGTGCGCGCTTTCTTCAACCGCTGTTCTGAACGCTTGGCAGCGAAACCGGGGAACAGATCGTCAATCATCCCCATGTCAGTACCCCTTGGAGAACGAGGCGTACCGACGGCCGCCGTCGTTGCAGGCATTCAGTCCAAGCTCGGTGGCCATCAGCTTGAGGATCCGCATCATCTCGTCGAGTGAACGGTAGGTGACGCTCTTGTCGGCATAGCGGACCGACAACGCCCCTTCGGCGATGGCCGCCTGCAGGGCGTTGTATTGCTCGATCGTGTAGGCCATCAGTTTTTATTCCAGTGAGAGGATTTCTTCCGCGGCCGCTCTTCAGCGTCCGGCTCATTGCCGCCAGTGACAGCAGCAACCAGCAGATCGAGATCAAGACCGAACCGCTGCTGGCAGATGCGCAGCGCGGCGAGCGCGTACACGAAGCAGTCGAGCGCCTCGTTTCGGCGGCCGCCGCTGTCCCAGCGCATCACACGCTTACCTTTGGATATGGCTGCCTTCTTCTTTTCGGAGGTGAGTTGCTTCACTTCCGATTCGTCGCAGATCGCGTCGTTGGCCGGAAGGTGAACCACCCCCGGCTGAGACACACCCGCCTGGGACGCAGCCGTATCGACGGGGAGCCCCATCCGGCTGTAGAGCAGTTCTTTGGCGTTGTCGGTACCGACCTCTGTGAGGAAGACCTTGTGCACCTTGTTCTTTGTGCGCGGGAAGTTCGCGATCGGCTTGCCGTAGACAGTTGCGCCACGGATTGGAACAACCCAGTGCACGCCGTGCTTGCGGCTCTCTGCATAGACCTCGTCGGCATAGTGGCCGCCGGCGTCCCAGGTCCAGCGCTCCACCTTCATGATGGTGCCGTCAACGCGGGCGAACTGTCGGTGGAGCTCAAGCCCCACCTTGCGACGTAGTTCTTCGCTGGCTGGGTCGCCCATCAAGATGAAGCGATGGACCAACCAGGCTTCCTCTCCGGGACCGAACGCCCATACGCGACCCTCGAAACGGTCGTCCTGAGTATCGATACCACCGACCAAGACCAGACCGAGGGCCGGTACCTGTGGGAAAACTTCGCGGCGGCCGTACAGAACTTCCGAGTCGAGCTTCTCGCCCTGGTCGTCGTCCCACGTTTCGCCGCGGGTCGTGTTGATGAAGGTGATGAGCTTCGACACATCGCCTTTGATCTTCAGCCATTCCTCGGCCAGGCTGAGCCAGGTACTCCAGGTGCTGTAGATTGCCCAGATACTGAAGCTGACCGAGCGTGGCGTGCGGATGATTTCGTTATCCGCGCCAAACCAGTCCATGCCGTCGCGGGTCCAGATACCGGTGTGCTCGCAGATCCACCGGCCCGTCTTGGACGCCTCGACCATTTCGTTGTGCCAGATGATGCAAGCCGCGTGTTCGCACACGTACCAGGCTTTCTCGGCCTCACCCAGCGCGTTCTTTTCCCACTTCAGGCCGAACTCGCAATCCTTGCCGCCCCACTTGAGCGTCTGCTCTTGCCGGCAGTGCGGGCAGTCAATGTGAAATTTGAGCAGGTACGGTGACTCTTCGACGGCCTTGGTGATCTGGCAGGAGCCGACACGTTTTGGCGTAGAGCCACGAATCGACTTCGGATAGATCGCACCGTTGAGTCGCTTGTCACCCAGCGTGATCGGCGCGCCCTCGCCTTCGACGCTTTCGTCAAAGTTCGAAAGCTCGTCGTAGATCACCTCGTCAGCGGATTTCTCACGGTAGTTGCGCGAAGCCTTGCCACCCCGAATCCAGAGGGTTCGCCGGTTGGCGAATATCTTCTGGTCCAGGGTGTTGTCGCTGTGCTTGCGGCCGAACCACGGAGCCAGGTCGCCCAGCACAGGGACGTCACGGATCATGCCGTTGACGTGGCTTTTGCTGATGTCCTCGGCATCCGGGTCGGTCGGGCTCCAC